ATTGCAAAAGTAAATTTGAAGTAAAGCACTTTAATAGAAAGTTTTGCTATGAAGATAACTGCATACAAATGGCTACTAAGGATATTTTAAAGGCTTCTAATGAGGTTAAACTAAAAAACTATAGTAAGTTACTACGAAAGAATAATACAACGCCTAAAGCAAAGAAAAAAACTTCAAAAGAATTATTACAGATTGAAGTAAACAAACTTTCCAGAAGGATAGATAGTTATTTTAACTACAATTGTATAGACTGCCATAGAGTTTTAGAGTATCACAAACCAAATGCAGTACATGGAGCGCATAGGTCTAATGTAGGAGGTCATGAGAATATAAGATTTAACTTACATAACATACACGCTGCTACTTTATTTTGCAATAAGCACAGCACAGAGCATAAGACTGGTTATGATGTTGGATTAGTAGAGAGGTATGGTAAAGAATATTTTGATATGGTGCATAACTTAGACTTAGAATACAAGGTTTTAAGATTAAACGAAGTAGAAATTAAAGAAGCGTTAAAGATAGTTAGGAAGTTAAATAGAGAATTTAACCAACACACCAAAGGAAATGATTTAGACGGCTCAATTATGAGAAGTTATTTTAATAATTTAATAGGAATTTACAAATGAAATACGATTTATCCACACCCAAAGACAAAGAACTATTTAAGAACTACTACGATAAACTACTTAGTAAAGGTGCTAAGGTAGAACTTAAAGAGGTTAAAGTAACAAGGTCGCAACGCCAGAACAGAAGTTTACACCTTTTATTCTCAATGATTGCTAATGAATTAAACGAGTTGGGCATGGAGTTTCAATACTTCGGTGTTAAAGGTCAAGTGTTAAGCACGAGGTACACAGCCCACATAGTTAAAGAGCATTTTTATAGACCAATACAAATAGCCTTGTTTGATATTCAAAGCACTACTAAGGTAGATACTAAGCAGATAAACGAGACTTTCGATGTGGTTGCTAAGTTCTTTGCTGATCGTGGAGTAGAAATATTCTTTCCAAGTATTGATAGTTTAATAGATTAGAATTATGATTAATAACACGAGGTTTTTTAATAGGGTTTTTTATATACAGAGATACTATGACCTTTGTAATGATGTATTATTTTGGAGGTTTTGGATATTAGGGTTCTATTTTGACACAGATAAAAATAAGTAGTTACCACTCATAAAGTTATTCTACCGTTCGTACCATTTTCAAACAAAGCAAAGGTTAAAACTATTATCATTGTACTAACAAATTAAAACAAAATGAAAAGACCATTAATAACAGACCCAGAATGTAAAAGGATAACAATGCATGATATTCCTATTGTAAAATATAGTAAACTGCAAGATAAGTACATAGATGAATTAGAGACACTTAAAAATACTTTCTTTGACTTCATGCAGAACATAGATAATTACAACGTAGACATTCCAACTATCATGTACGATGAATGGAACGAAGTAAATAAGTTAGTAGGTAGAGATTAAAAAATAAGATTATGGAAGAAGAACAAAAAGAACTTGAAAGAATTGAACACAATAAAAGAACTTGGAGAAGTGATTTTATAAGAGAGAGAGAGATATGGCATGGAATAGCAATGCAAATAAACTCGACAAAAGGCAAAGAGCAAAAATACTGGATTAGAGTTATGGACTTATACAATAAAAAATATACAAATGGTACAACACTATAAAACAAGAGAGGTTAAAGGAATGGACGTTATAGACTTAGTTAAGCATTGGAATCTAAACTTTAACGAAGGGTGTATATTGAAATACCTACTTAGAAAAAAGGGAGAAGATGAGAGTGATTATGCTAAAATAATAGATTACGCTCAAAGAGAATTAGATTACATTAAGAAAACTAAAAACCTAAAAAATGAAGAATAGAGTTAAGCATGGATTAAGCAAACATAAACTTTACAAAACTTGGGGTAATATTATTCAAAGATGTAAGTCTAATAAGTTCTATGAAAATATAAATATTTGTAATGAGTGGAGATACTCTTTTGTTTCCTTTTACAATTGGTCAATGAGTAATGGATATAAAGAAGGTTTAACTATCGATCGTATAGATAACTTAAAAGGTTATAATCCTGAGAATTGCAGATACGTAACTATGTGTATTCAAAACATGAACAAAAGAAGTAACAAGTCATTTAATTACAAAGGAGAAGAACTTAAAATAAAAGAGATTGTAGAACTTACTGGAATAAATAGAAACACATTTAATAAAAGAATTAGATTAGGTTGGAGTGTAGAAGATGCCGCAAATAAAGAAGTAGACGAAAGATTTAGATTTATTAAAACACCGACAAAATGAAGTATAGAGTTAGAAAGAAACCATTACAGGAACTAAGGGAAACTTTATACCTGCTAAAGCACTCTAAACACTACTACTTAGATTATAGAGGTAGGTTGATATTGAACACTAAAAGAATAAACAATGAAATTCAGGGATAAGATAACAGAAGGACACTACTACACCGAAATACTAATTATACTAATGGGTATATTCTTATTCGCTGCTAGTTGTAAAGCACAAAGCAAAGAGGAAGTTTACAAGTACTGTGATAGTATAGGAATACAACACGTAGACATAGTAGTAAATCAATCATTACTCGAAACAGGACAATATCAATGTAAAGATTGTAGTTTGGATCAAAACAATATCTTTGGTTTCCGTTGGAAGAAACAGTATATTAAATTTGACACATGGCAAGAGAGTTGTGATTATTACAAACGATGGCAAGACAAAAGATACAAAGGACAGCCAAACTACTACGACTTCCTTAAATGCGTTCGCAAGCACTCTAACGGAGACTGTATGCCATACGCCACGAGTAAACAATATATTCAAAAACTAAAACAATTTTAAAGATGATGAACGCAGTAATGTACACAGGTATAGACTACCAAGCAAAAGTAAGAATGAGAAGAGAGTTAAATATTAATAGACAGTTTAACAACCCTAACCCAGAGTTAGAACTATTATTAGAAGCAGTATGCAAACACCAAAATATAAAAGTAGCACACGTAAAAGGAAAGTCAAGACTATTCGAGGTTAAGGTAGCACGCTTTTACTATTGCTATATTGCCAGATTACTATCTGACTACTCACTAGACAAGATAGGAGCGTTAGTAGGTAGACACCATGCAACAGTACTACACGCTAACAACACAGTTAAGGATTGGTTAGCCTATGACAAACAAGTAATTAATGACATTGAAGAAATAGAAAGCAAAATAAAAGGCGTTAATTAAAATATTTTACTATCTTTGGCATTAATGAAAGCATCTGACATTATAAAAGACATTAGCCAAGAGGTTGAAAAGATGTGTGAAGTAGTTAGTAGTAACCATTCACTAAAGCACGACCTTAGCCAAGAGGTGCTACTGTCTCTATTAGAGAAAGGAGAGGATGACTTAAACGACTTACACGATAGAGGTAAGTTATTAGGTTATGCATTTAGGATAGCCTACCTTAAATGGAATAGTAATAACGGTGTGCCAGTAGGAGGGGTAAACAATTCAAACTTTAAAGCAGTCTATAGAGATTATGATTATATTAACTGTGTAGAGTTAGACGATGTGCTACACTATTCAACAGAAGAAGCGGTTAATGCTCAGGATCAAGTAAACGACCTACTAAGGAAACTAACAACTTTAGAACGTAGAGTATTACAAGAGTATTTAGATGTTAATTTAAAAATAACTAACTTTGCCAATAATAGCGGAATTAGTAGAAGTAACTTAAAAGTGAGATTAGATGCAATTTTTGATAAGATTAGGAATGACAGAGATTAGTATAATGTTAATAGCAGTTACATTTATACAAGTATGGTGTAATGAGTTGCCAAGTATGTTAGGTAGAGAGTTAATACCACGCAAGCCTTTTAACTGTGATGCTTGTTTAAGTTGGTGGTTAGGCGTTATATTAGTAGCGGTTACATTTAATCCTATATTTTTTATACTTTATATTATGAACAGTATATTTAACAGGATTAAACTATGAAGCACCTACTAACAGCATTAAGAGCATTGACACTACCTATTCACTTATTGATAGGTGTATTAACAGGAGTGATAGGAATGTCAGTATATTGGTATTACTGGACATTTAAACCAAACGAACTTTATAAAAGATATGGAACTAAAGAAACTAATTGAGGTAGTTAGACACTATGAAAAAAATAAGTCTTATCATTCAATCGAAGGAAAGGATAGAGAGTTTATTATTAAACTACATGACGAACTTATACCTATGGATATTAAATTGTTCAAAGCAGGTTCAAGTGGCTGTGATAGTTGCATACGCAAAGCAATGTCAAGATTTGTGCAGCATATTAATATACTCTTACAATATGCAGAAGATAGAGAGCCTAAGAAAGCAGATACACCTACACCAGCAAAGAAAAAGCGAGGTCGCCCACGTAAGAAGAAATAATATGTTAACCTGCACAGAGAAGTTAGAAGTAAGAGAGGATGGCGAGTTAATCCTAAACGTTGGTGACGGTGCTTATCTTTACGCTGACGGTATAGCAGAATGTGAAGTTCAATATTTGAGAACTGATAGCACTTTAGATATGTTATTTATTTATGAAATAGGAGAAGAAGAATGAATTTAGATAAAAGAACCATTGCTAAGGTATGGAAAACTATAAATCAACTTAAAAGAGTAGGTTATAAAGTTAAAGATACTGACATAGTAATGAAGGTAAACGTAACGGATGCAGAAGGTAACATAACCAAAGTGCAAGATGTTACGTATAAGAATATTAAAAAGTATTTAAGGAAGTTATGAGAATAGTATTAGTTACAGGTGAACACTACAACGTTAACAACTGCGTGAAGGGTGAGTTAATGCAGATAATATCTAAGCACGATAGCCTAGGTATTAACTTTGTGATGCTTGATGTTAATGTATTTGCTAGGACTGAGATTAAAAGCGTAAAGAGAATGTTTAACTTAAATCACATTGTAGAGGTATGGGATTAACTGTAAAGCAAGAGAAGTTTGCTAATTTATACGTAGAGTTAGGTAATGCTAGTGAAGCGTATAGACAGGCTTATAATGTTAAGGATAGTACAAGTATTGAGACAATAAATGTAAGCGCATCTAAACTACTTGCAGACCCTAAGATTACCCTAAGGGTAGAAGAACTCAGAAACGAGGTTAAAGAATCACATTGTATTACTAGAGACTTCATAGTCAAAGGGCTATTAGAAATCATTAACGATGTAGATTACACTTTTAAACTGGGTAAGGATAATTCTATAAGTGATGCAGATAAGAAGGTATTCTTTAGGTTAATGAATCAAACTAAGAACACAGATAAGTTAAGAGCGTTAGAGCAGTTAGCAAAGATGCTAGGACTGAACGAGCCTGAGAAGCAGGAGTTAAAACAAACGATTGAGATAGTAGAAAAGTCAAGAGACTAATGGAAGTAACACCAGTATTCACAAAGAATAGACTAACTAATAAAAAGATAGTAGTTAATAGAGGAGGTACTAGAAGTAGTAAAACCTATTCTATTGCTCAACTTTGTGCTTTATGGTTAATGACAGGTGAGTGTGGCAGAGGTAACTACATCATGAAGGGTGTATGGTCAACAGTTAGAAAGCATCAAACAACATTAGAGAAAACAGTAGTTAGAGATTTTGAGGAGATACTACAAGAGAATGGTTTTTACAGTCAGATAAAGCACGACAAAACAAGAAAGACTTACCAATTCGATGGTCGCATGGTTGAGTTCTTCGGAGCAGATGACCAACAGAAACTTAGAGGAGCAAAAAGAAACATACTGTACTGTAATGAAGCAAACGAGTTAGAATATAGAAGCGAGTTCTTTCAGTTACTTATGCGTACTACAGATAAGATATTTATAGACTTCAATCCCGATGATGAGGATATTTGGATAAATACAGAATTAGAGAAGCGCAGGACATTAGATAAAGGAGATGTTGAAACAATAGTAAGCACCTACAAAGATAACACCTTTTTACCTTTAGGATTAGTAGAAGAGATTGAGTACCTACAGCAAACAGACCCAGAGTTTTGGAAGATATACGGTTTAGGTGAATATGGAAACATCACAGGCTTAATATACGAGAATACTAATATAGTTAATTCAATACCTGACAATGCAAAGAGAGTAGCCACAGGTTTAGATTTTGGCTTTACTAACGATCCGACCGCTTGTATTGAAGTTTACAAACACGATAAAGACTTATACCTAAAAGAGATAATATACGAGACAGGTTTAACTAATGACGATATAGCAAACCGTTTAAAGTCTTTTGGTTACACTATGCAAGATGAGGT